CAGCATACAAGTTGCGAAGTTTGTTGCCCTCGGCATAGCATCCGATTAGTGCGGCGCCCCACGTGTGCTGGATAACAACGCCAAAGGCGGTGGTCACTCCGGCCGGGTAGCCATTGCTGGTGAAGTCGCACGAAGTAAAAGTGACACCCAAATTCTCTTGGCTTGCGCTTCCAGATACGTGCGCGCCAGAGTATCCGTCTGTTCGCGAGTTTCCGTTGAAAACACAGTGATCGAAATGCAGCGCGTTTCCTGCGCGATAAACGTAACAGCCGTGCTGGTAGTTTTGGGTGCAAATGACTTGCTTGAAAGATGAGCTGTACGCTTTTTCTAGGTAAATTCCGTGCCAGCCGTTATTCGTAACCCATACGTTTTCAAGATAAATCTGTGCCTGAATAACGTGGAACCCATTTTTAGAGCTTGAACTTCCGTCTATGTTTAGGTTGGCAAACCTGATTTGCTTGTCGTAGTTTTGCGTGAATGGGCTGTTGATAACTTCGACCGCGTGGCCGGTTCCTGCGTTTTGTATGCGAGTCGCGCCGCCACCATTGTTGCTGTTATCCCAGCTGTCGCCTTCAATGTTGTACGAAAACCTCGGATCAACCGACAGCGCGGACGTGATTTTGTACGTTCCTTTCGGAATATATCCGCGACCGTTTTTGCAAGCGTTTAGGAACGCTTGAATCGCCGCCGTATCATCCGCCACCCCGTTCCCCACCGCCCCAAAGTCCTTGACGCTCACAACGTCGCGAAGCTTGCTCTCAACCGTCCTTGAGACAGCAGCAGCACCAGATTGCAAGAAATTTATATTAGCAGAACTAGCAGGAGAATCTAGTTTAGAAGTAATAGCAGTAGCAATATTATCAAATTCAGTATCAAATTCAGAACCACGAATAATCTTTTGGGAATCACCTGTAGGAAGGGTGTCCTTAGTTCCAAAGTTAGTGGTCTTACTGTAGTTACTCATTTTAGCCTGCTGCTTTTACGTAGTATGTGACAAAACTTACAATGGTTGCTAAAGAGAACCAAAGTGCTCTTTCAAACATAGAGACTTGCTTAGAATTTACAGCAACCCTAGAAATCAACCCACCAAGGGCTTCTTCTTGCTTCTCAAGTCTATCTTCAATCTTTTCAATTCGTTCATTAGAAGCAAGAACTTTTTCTTCTACACGAGCAATGGTCAAGATTGCTTCAGTGAGCTTATCTAGTTTATTTTCAATCCTTGAGAGTCGATCTTCAGTCACTGTCAGGATGCCTTATATAAGAAAAAGGCAAGGCTACGCTTTCTCTTTTGGAAGAAAGTTTCACCTTGCCCCTTTCAATAGCTATTACAGGTCGTTTACAGCCAAAACGAAGCCTGCTTCAGGCCGGAAAGCCTGAACACCATAGAGCGTGTCTGCAGTAAACAGCGTAGCAAGGTACTCTTGCTTGTACTGAGTCTGCGAACGAACAGCCATCTGTTCTGCCAGGACAAGGGCTTCCTTATGGAACAGAAGGGCACCACGGATTGCAACGCTGTTACCAACAGCCGTGTTGGCTGCTGCCGTTTCAATCGTGGGGCAGTTTGAGGACACATAAACATCAATACCATAAACCGAACCAATCAGGCCCGATTGTACGGTACGTGCGTCACGGAAGTCCGAGGACACGTAACGGTCAATGCCCATGATTGCCGAACGCAGTGCAGGCGGAACAACAAATGCACGGCCATCCATCGGCACATCATTGTCATCCATCTTCTTGATCAGCGCACGGAAGCCTGCGTCAGTAAACACATCAGTGTCGATCACAGTGTCTACTGCATAGGCAGTCAAGCCCGTGGAAGCATCAATGTAGTACACTGCGTTGTTGCTTGCCCAGCTAGCACCATCAGTCGTCGGGCTCAGCGTCAGAGTGCCGTTACCAAAGCCAGTCGAAGCACTGAACAGGTCAGTGTCAACTTTAAGTGCCAGTTGGTAACCAGCGTCTTCCGTATAGAAGCGACGCAGGCTCGACAGTGCCTGAACTTCTACAATGTCTTCAACCAGACGCGAATACTCAAAGTGACGATTGATGTTGATGGTCAGTTCAGACTCAAGATTGGCTTGAATCGTTACTGCCGTTGCTTCAGCCTTGGCAAAAGCAGAACCACGAATCGGCTTCGGTACGTGGATCAGATCGCCCTTCTTGCCCTTCATGGTCATCTTCTTGACCAGAGGGGACAGCTTCAGATTCTTTTGATAAGCAGCGATGATCTCATCACTCCAAATCTCTGGAATAAATTTATCTGCTGCTGTTTTGTCTACTACAGCATTAGCTGTAAAATACGCACCACTAGTTTCACCAGCCATTTTCTTAAATTACCTCTGTAAAAAAAAGTTAAATAACCCTCCCTTCAGCGTAGGCTTGCATAATTTCAGGTTGCAAAGCTTCATAGCGTGCGGGGTCGGTTTTCATTAGATTAATGATGTCAGCCCTACGAAACTTTTTCTTGGCCCTTTGTTCTGCACTACCCCTAACAGTTCCAGTGCTGGCGGACTTCAAAGCATCACGTCGTGCTGCCTTTTCCACCGTAGCTGTGTTTTGGACAGTCTGCTGGCGATCTTTCCACAAACTAAACAACTCATCAGCAGCGTCTGCATCGTACCGTTGATCGGCCATTACAAACAGTTGCGTTCTGATCTTGCTTGATTGAATCCAAGCAGCAAAGTTAGGATCTTTAAGAATATCTTCCATCTCGGGATGCTTATTCTTAACAACAGACAAAGCAGCAGCCTTTCGAGCTTCTTCAGTGTACTGTTTAGCCTGCTTGATGCTTGGGTGGTTCTCGATCTCCTGCTTTACAGCAGTCTTAGGGTCAACGAAGAAATCAACTTCTTCAAGTTGTTCTTCAGGCTCATTTTTGTTGTTCGCTTGGAGTTGTGTCTGAATATATTGATCAACAATTTTCCGAAGTTCACCAACTTCAGAACCATGCTTTCCAATCAGCTTTTCAGCTTCCTGGTGCATGCGAACAAGATCTTTAACACTCTTGCCCCGATAGCGATCAGGGAGTTCTTCTTCAATCTCTTGTTCTACTGGTTGTTGAAAATCTTGAATATCAGGGGTGTCCTGTGAAGGATCCTGAATTTCATCAGCGTTCAAACTCTCCTCAAGTTCGTCAAGTAGGATTGCTCTACCCATTAGTCTTTTGCTCCGTGGTTATTTCACATTATGGAGGTTATTTAAGAAAGATTTGCCGAGCAACTAGTCGGATCTTCCTTTTGAGCCCACTCTTTCGTGTTCCCTAATCCACTTTGATTCACTTGTGGGAAAACTAAGTGGATCAAGGATGGAACGAATGGGGCTGATTACTCTGGTTGCTTTAAGATTACACTTTGGACACACTAAAGCTTCTTGTGGGTTATCCACTAGGGCCTCAAAGGTGTGATCATTAAAGCAACTAAAGTCATACATCCTTAGTTGTGGCATCTTCAAAGCCTCTTTGGATGTAAGTTTCTAAGGTAAGGATTGAACTGATAATGTCCAATTGACCTTTCCTAAAAAACAAATCTTGTAAATCTTTGGTGTTTTCTACTGAATTAATGGCTTCTGAGTTTTCTGAAAATTCACTAATCAGTTGTTTCCAACCTTGTGATCTAAAGAGATCAAAATAGTTATTATAGTAATATTCAGTTTCTTTATCCATATTTTACCATATTATTATTATAGCTTCAAGTTTTCTTAGTTTTTTTATACCCTGAAGCATATGCTGCTTGTGCTTGTTTCTCTGCTCCCTTACGATTGGGGTAAACTTTACCGCTTTTACCCCATTTGTAACCTCCTTTAACCTTTTTGATTGGCATTTGTTGGTTTCCTGGATTTTAGGGATTCAAGTTCTTCCCTAAGGTTTTTAAGGTCTGTATAAAGCTGATCAAACTTACTATTGATTTGATCTACCAAGTTTTGAAGTTCACGTTGAGTTAGCATTTTTTATATTAGTACCCGTACCATTTGCCGCCATTGTGATAAAAAGTTACACCATTAAGCGAGGCGATTGTTACGCTTGTAGCATAATTAACCTGTCTCTTTTGCCTAAGGACAGGGATTGAGAGTTGAGTTGCGCTTTCAAGATCATTTGCCAAAAGT